GATGTTTTCCAATCAATAATGCTAAGTTTGCCATCCCAAATACCTACACAATCTACTGTTCCAGCTAACCCTAAATGCTTAGAGAATAACCTTGCTTCGACTGCATGGATTTTTGTTAAATTCTTATCTATAATGGGTTGTATATCTTTAAAGTTAGATAATGCTACTAAATTATCCTTAGCAAAATCTTCTCCTACAATATATTTTTCTATCATATCGTGTACTTTTGTACCACGAGTAGCAGCTTGCGAAGATATACGATTTGCTTCTTCGTTTCCTACGCGCTTGCGCCATGCCATTATAGCTGCTTTATTTAATATGGATAATACTGTTGTAACAGAATAATATCTATTACCATCTGGATCGGTATAATACCTACCAGTCTTTTTTGTGTGTTGTTCTAAATCAGTATTGATTTCTATTGGATCATATTCTATCATTATTTCGTATTAATTAAACCTCTATCAGCTGGCGGCATACCGCTTTTTATTCTATCTTGAACCTCTTTCCAACCATCTCCAGCTTGTTTCAATACTGCACCATCTTTACCACCAATAAGATTATGTTTAGGCGGATTGATAAGTTGTGTGATATTAGGATCTTTAACATATTCTTCCATCTGAGCAATAGTCATTATTCGATCTATTTCTATTTCACCTGTTTCTAGGTTTTTAAAATCATACGTAGGCATTAAACCACTCCGGTTTGTTTCTTTTTGTCCAAGCCATTTTAAAGTTGACTTGTTTGGTTTCGTAATATCTTTGATAGGATTCTATTGGACATGGAAGTTTGCACTGAGGCTCGTGTTCCATAGCCAATTTAAATTGTGTTTGATCTATCATTGGTATATTAGTTGGTAATTCTTTTAGCATTGTTCTAAGTTTAGCATCTGTTGCATGTACTTTGCCATACCTATAGGTATATTCTTCACATAAAGCAACAAAGTGTTCGTAATGCCAGTTGTAGTTTTCGTGGGATTCACGAGTCCAAACAGTACACGGATGATTCATATGAACTGCTTTATACATAACAGTTTCACGATCATCTGGAAGTACCCAGTATTTGGACATTGTTTTTCCAGACTTGGAAGGTTTTCTTGTTTCGGAACCATCGAGCATACGATGGCAAGTAGATAGCATTTGCGCAGATTCTAAGATCATTTTAACAACATGCTTATCGCATTGTTCTTGTGCTGCAATAATAGGATCATTGTTTAATACGAATATATTCATGCTGCTTGCTCCAGGTGTTTGCACTGACCCCTGAATTTAAATCCGGGGCAAGAGCATTTGTTATCGATGATTGTGTATGTATTGCCTTTACTGCCTTTCACAGTTATTGCTCCATCTGGTAATTCTTCTGGCCATTCGCCAATAAGTTGGAATTTACGTCTTGATTTGGAAAACTGCTTTATTGGATTTTTAAACTCTTTGTAAGCTTTACCTCTTGGCATATAGCCAATAAGATATCCATGACTATTAACATAATAGTCGCCATTTGATATTTGCTGGTTACCCCAGTCTGTTATTTCTCTTAGTATTTGAATCATAATGTATATTATACCACAGTTCAAGGTGTTTGTAAACCCCTAAATTGATTGTGCAAAAGTTCTTAATAGTAAACCTAGTCCTAAACCATTCAGTAATATAAGAGCTCTATCGTTCCATATAATACTAACGATAAGCCATAGTGATATTCCTATCATAGATAGAACCACATCCGTAAATGCATATCCTTCTATTCCTCTAATTGACATAGCTGATAAAACAAATGCTGAAGCTACCCATTTAATATACCAATCAAAAGTATATTTTGGAGTTGCTGATTTAAATATTCGTTTTGAATTCGCTAGCTCTTTAGGATCAAATTTATTCTCCTTCATTTAAAGTCATCACCTCGTCTACAAAATTTTCTGCTGCATTTTCTGCATATGTTTCTGAGTGTTCATATAAAGCTCTTCGCTCTACTAGTTTACCACCAACGTAAAATTCTACGTAGAATCCTTCGTATGAACGAAAGACTTTTGATTTTCTTTCACCTCTTTGATAGGTGTGTAATTCTGTGCTTGTTGTCATCATAATTGTGGGTTTAGCCCTAGTGATTACCAGGGCTTCCCCTAATAATCTATCCTCCTATTGTTTGTAATTCTCGAATGTGATGAGTTAGATTTATTGCTTTTTTTCCCATTCTAAAAGCTTTACCATCTTTCCCTTTTTCCCTTAATCGCCTTTTATAGCGAAATGCTTCTCTTTGATCTTTCTTAAGTCGCTCGGATGTAATCATATCATCTCCCTTTGTTGTCGGTTAAAATTACATAATTAAGAGTTTATTTCATAGGCTTTTTCTCCTTTTTAGTTTTTGTTGCTTTCTTAACTGCTTTCGGTTTATGAACCTTAACAATTAACCCTGGGAAAACTTCATTATAAAACTTAGGATCTAAGTCTAATTTTTTATCTTTTGCTAGACAAAGTAATTCTGCTTCTATCGGATGTATACTTTCTAATGCATTAATAAATAAACTTTCTCTACGGACTGGCTTTACTTGATTTCCAATTGGTCCTTTAAAAAAGTATTTAAATTGTTTGTGTACTTTATATAAAGATGATACACTATATCCTATAGGTGCATCGTCTTTCTGATAAGGCGGGGTGCCTTCTGGTAATAAAGATACTACGTCGTCATCGCATGCGACCCTTATAATATCTTTTAAAGCTGGATGATTATGTTTTTGTAATATCTCAACTTTTTCTTTTTTGGTTTTTGCCTTTGATACTAATTCTAGTACTTCAGGTATTAATAATTTAGCCATTGTAAAATTCCTCTACGCATTCAATCAATTGATTGCATCTGTTGTTTATTAAGTAAGTCAATACCTTCATTCTTGGTGCTGGTTTTGTCTCGTTAAAAGTATTTATAATGTTATTTTGGATAGCTTCTGGAATAAAGTCAAAATCAATTAACGTTTGATTCCTTTGGAAGTTACGATATATTTCATCCCCCATTAATTCTCTTAGGTTATCTAAGTTATTTATCCATTCATCGACTCTAGTTTGTCTTAATTGATTCTGGTGTGCTTCAGTCATAAACGTATCATCCGGTGATAAGACGTTGGGTATACCATCGCCTGAGTCGCCACGCATGATATGATTCCACTTATATGTAATAGGGTGAGGATCTTGAACTAACTTCTTTTGTATTGGGCTAAATTGTTTTACATTATTAAACTTATGTAATTGTATAAAGTCTTTGTCCGATGATATAATCATAACTGGTTCATGCTGACCAAACTCTTGGGTTTGATTAGTTAGTGTACCAATAATATCATCTGCTTCAGTACCATCTAGGTGTAATACTTTCCATGGGAAGTTTTGTTTAATCTCTTCTCTTATTTCATTTAAAGATGTAAAGATGTTATTCCAATCTAAGTCAGATTTAGCTCTATTCTTTTTACGTGCACCTTTATATTCTGGAAAGAAATCTTTTCTCCAGGTATTAAAACCATCGCATGCTAAGACCATTTGGCCGTATTCATCTCTATATTTTTTGTTGTACATACGCAGAGAGTTTAGAATCATATGCCTAATTAGGTCTTTATCATCTATCTTTTGTACTATTATATTGCTAAGAGCAATCTGTGAATAATCTACTATAATCATTAATCTATCCTTTTACCTTTTCCCCAATCAATTACAACCGGAAAGCGGGGAATGCCATCTGGTGTTTTTTCAAAATATCTAACAGTGACCCAAGTAGGTTTGTCAGGGTTGTTTAATAGTTCTTTTAGTGTATCGAAATTACCTCTTACGCCACTTTTAAATTCTCTTCCATCTCCTAGTTCTAATCTAAAGTGTTTAGCATAACCTGCCCAATTTCCATCACCTTCCATAACTTCTAATACGTTAAATTCTTCAGTGATAAATTCTTTTCTTTTAAGAAGATTCTTAGACCTTTTGTTTTCATAAGGTGTATTATTACGAACCATTTGACCTTCATATCCATGTTCAGTATAAGCAGAATATAAAGCATCTAGTTGATCTTGTGTTTTAGTTTGTGTTGTTTCTACTGCTTTACAAGTTTTACCTGAAATCATAATATGCACAAAATGTATTCTTTGTTCGAAGTTCCATTCTTTAAACGATGGATCATAAACATCATATACATGATATTGAACTAGTTTATAGCATTCTTCTTTTTCTAAGCTACTAGGTTTTACTTTTCTAACTAAAGAAGTAATCTTGTTAAAGTCTGATTTAAGTTCGTGGTTATATAGTTCACCATCTAATATCATATTTGGTTGTGATTCAAAGAAAGGTTTTAGTTCTTGGAATATGTGATCGCATGTTGTAATCTCTTTACCTGCTCTAGTATATAATCCATCTTTTCTAGCAATACATCTAATACCATCTAGCTTAGGCTGTGACCAACCAAAATCTTGTGGACGTTTAGTATAGTCTTGAGCCAACATAGGTTTAAACTTATCGTAAGTATCTACTGAATCTATTGTTTGGAAATATTCACCATCTAGGTTTATTTGCCATTTGGCTTCGGCTTCTTTCTGTGCTTGTTCATCTGCTGTAGTAGCATTAGATCTACCTACGTTTTTAGCTTCAGAACTATTTAATCCGCTCTTAACCATTTTGCCATTCTTTACCCCAGAGATAGTAAATGTGCCTGGAGTTATACCTGTTTGGTATGACTGAGTCCATTCCCTAATTTTTCCTGTTGAATCCCT